GATCACCAGAAGACAGATCAATCTCTGTCCCATCAATCGTAATGTTGTCTATCACAACTCCCGCATTAGCGGTGACTGCTCCAGTTACGCCAAGTGTTCCACCAACAGTACCATTACCACTAAGATCTAACGCACCATTCATATCTATAGTCGTTGCGTTGATCTCAATCTCTGTGTCTGATACTAAGTCTAATACGCCATCAGCACTTTGATGTATGTAGGTTCCTGAGTCTCCGAACTGTAGTTGATCTGTACTAGAGAGCAATAAGCCTGTGTCAGCTACATGAGTTAAGGATACGTCTTGATCGTCTCCGAAGTTAATGACTGCACCGTCTGCAAGGAATAAGTCACTGAACTCTAAAGAAGATGTACCGAGAGCTGCTCCATCTGAGGCATCAGGTACGAAAGCCGTAGTAGCTGTAATAGTTGTACCTTGTACTGTTCCTGTTGAAGTGATAGCTCCAGAACCTACTGTACCTGCAACTGTCAATGCACCATCAGCTAAAGTAAGTAAGTCTGTATCGTCTGTATGACCTATCGTAGCTCCATTGATATTTACATTATCTATAACGGCTTGAGTTATTGCACTATTTGTACCTAACGTAGCTCCGTCTATAGAGCCTCCATTAATATCTGCCGTGTCTGCTACAAGGCTATCAATATTTGCTGTGCCATCTATATATAGGTCTTTCCACTCAGAGCCTGAAGCACCAAGATCATAAGTATTATCAGCACTTGGTAAAAGGTTTGAGCTTACATCAGCACTAAACGATACTGTATCAGAGGCTGCATCACCAAAGGTAAGGTTACCAGAAATAGTAGCATTACCTGTGACTGTGAGGTTTCCACCTACAGCTAAGTTGCCTGATACGTCAGCAGCTCCATTGATATCAATAGTAGTAGCATTAATCTCTATCTCTGTATCAGAAACTAAATCAAGTACTCCATCTGCACTCTGATAAATGTAAGTGCCTGAGTCACCAAATTGTAATTGGTCAGTACTAGAAAGCAGTAACCCTGTATCCGCTACGTGCGTTAGTGAGACATCTTGATCGTCTCCGAAGTTTATAACGGCTCCATCGGCTAAGAAAAGATCACTAAACTCTAATGAACTTGTACCTAGAGCAGCACCGTCAGATGCATCAGGGACAAAGGCAGTAGTAGCTGTGATGGTAGTACCTTGAATAGTGCTAGAGCCTGTTAAAGCTCCTGTGACTGCTAGAGTGCTAGATAGTGTAGTAGCTCCAGTAACTCCAAAAGTTCCTCCTACTGTACCGTTTACATCTACATCTAAGGTATCTACATGGGCTGTACCGTCTAAAAATAAGTCTTTAAATTCTAAGGAGCTTGTACCTAAATCTATATCATTGTCTGTAACGGGTACAATAGCTCCGTCTTGAATACGGATTTGTTCTACGGCAGAACTAGAAACTTCTACAAAGAAGCCCCATCTATTATTTGTACTGTCTGCAACTATCTTATTTAAAAAGTCTTGATCACCTATGGTATGTATATTACCACCTTCAGCAGTAGTACCATCATGTTGGTGTCCTGTAGTTCCACTTGATGCATATGCAAAAGCATTTAAAACTTGATTAAATTCATTATTAAATAGTGCAGCAGTTATTGTGTCGCCATCACTAAATGAACTTTGTCTAGTATAAGTTGTTCCCATTATAATCTTCCCGAAGGTCTGTAATTTATATAAAGGCCATTAATGATATATGGAGGATTTGTATCATCGCTATATATTCTAAAAAAGTTACTATGTCCACTTCCAGTTAAAGACTGTCTAACTAAAGGCTGTTCTAATGCTCCAAAAGTATGTGTATTAAATACAGCAGATCCAAAAATTGCGGGTATAGGAATCGAACTTAATTCTATATCTGCGGGTTGTGGAACATCTGTATCTCCATAATCATATCGAATTCTAAGTGTAGGCTGTACTACTCCTTCTGGAGTAAAAGAAATTTTTACATGATCTAAAGTTTTCAATGTTCCTAAATCCCCATAATCAAAATCTGGAGATTGATATTCAGCTACAACATTTGTTTCAGTTCCTTCTGGATTAAATGCATTTCCTATATCATGGTTATAAATATATCCAGATCTATCACCATGATAAAACTTTTCTATACCATTATAATTAAAACCAGAGGTTACTGCTGGAGCAATAATACCAACTGTTTCAGACCACTCAAAACCATCCTTTCTTAAAGTCCCTATGATTCCATATGAATTAGCTACTGCTCCTGTCGAAGTACTATAATACATTCTATATTGAGACTTATCTCTAATTACTACACTACTAAAAATATAAGTATTTGTACTTTCTACAATATCATTAATAATAGGCTGTATAGATTTACTAATAGTTCCTAATTCTACGTCATCAATTCTTGATGTACCTGCAATAGTTCTAAATCCATCAGGTGCTAAGAAAATTAGATCACCAGCAAATTCTTGAATAGTATTACCATCAATACAACCTACGTTCTTTGTAATAGGAGTAACTGTAATAGTTGATGCATTATTTATATTTTCTAATTTGTAAATAGAGTTAGTACAGAATATAATCAAATCATTACGGAAACTCTTTAGTCCTACTACTTTATCATCAAGTAAAATACTCCCTGATCCTGAACTTGAAAAATCATCAATGTCACTAGTACCGCTATAGTAGACCGTATTAGGTGCAGTGGCTGCTCCTGCTGCTACTAAGTGCTTATCGTGTATAACACAAAATTTAGGATAAACAGTTCCGCTGACAGTAATTTCTTTAGCAAAATAAGTTCTATTACTTAATGCTCCTGTGCCTGTCATTTTAAAATAAAAAGGCTTAACTCCTGAACCTTCGTCAGTAATAATAACTTCACCGTAAATACTATCACCTTCATAGGTTGCAAAATGTGCGGTACTTTGTGAAGTTCTAGCCAGAGCACTACGACCTGTAAAGGTGCTATAGTTATCTCCTCCTCCTGCAACACTATCTCTATTTATTTGTAACCAACTATCTCCATCTAAACTAAAATAAAGATTAGTTCCAGAAGCAGCTATAACCCCGTCTGCGTATACATGAAGTCCTAAAATAGCATTAGAGGTATTAGGTCTTGTGCCATCCCCAAATTGAGTATATCCGTTAATACGTCTATACCCACCTTCAATGGCTGCTTCAAAGTTCCTTAGTTTTGTAGCTATACCCGGAGTCTGTAATAAATCAAATGAGTTTGTTGATTTATTTAATCCCCCAGATAAAGGTACAGAAAATGGTTGACTTGCTGCCATTAAAAATAAGTCCTATCATCAGACATCACTTTTGGTTGTGGATTAATAAGATTAGCTTTCATATTCCTCATGCCTTTCTTATAGTCGTCCATTGCAAATGATGCCTGTTGTAAATTATCTTTAAACTGATGTACATAGTATCTAGTTCTTGCTGTGACAATAGGTGCATATTGATCTGGTAAAACTATTTCATCTCCGTGAGCAGATAAGGCTGTAGGTATCGTATAAGCATAAAAATGTATATTATATACTTTATCTGGTATTGGACTCAGACCAAACTTTCTATGATCAGGACTACGAATTACATAACGTGGTTGAGCATATACTTGAGTATCTGCATCGTCTGCATTTTCTGAATCTCTTAAATACCTTCGCCAATCAGATAGAGTAATAAATTTTAAACCTTTCGATACATAAGGAGCTGATTCACCAGAAACACTAATAGTTGTTATATAAAAATCATCCCAATCTATAGATGAATAATCTGTAGTAATACTGGAACTTCCTGATTTTAATACATACCATCTTGTTCCTTTTACTGTGGCTACAGTTACGTTACCATAAAAAGGATCTGTGCCACCGCTTGCAGCAGCAGCAAAAAAAGGTAGTTGAGGTTCCTCGTTTGCTATATCATTTAACGATCTATTTATAGCTTCTTGTGCAAAAGCTTGTATACCTGTTGCATCAGAAAAATTAGAAGACGTTAATTGAACTTCATTAAGCTCTCTTAAAACCTCATTTGTTAATGTTAAATATGTTGTTGCCATTAGTCTGATTCTTTATTAGTAGATACACCTTGTTTACGATCAGAGTCGCGATTTTGTTTATCTTCAGAATTTTCGTAATAGCCTTCCATATCAGTAATGTCCTCATACTGGACAACTTTACCATAAGTTAATTCAGGCATCTTTCCTCCTACCTTTTGTCATTCACCATCCCAATTTAAGTCTGTCAACTTTCGTTGGGTAGTTCTCATATCTTGAATAGATTCTAAGTTCTGTTGTATTGTTTTAGAAGACTTTTTTTTAAAGATACGATCATAGTTATCATCATACTTTTTTTTATCAAAGTGCTTTCTAAAGCGACTACCTTGACTGACAATCGCTTTTCTAAATACAACAGGATTTTCATCAGAACCTATCTGTGCCATTAAGTTACTTCCTATTAGTCAGGTAAAACACCGAGATGTAAGAATTCAACTAAGAATGTTACAGTCGTCGCAGCCGTTGCAAGATTATTTGCTAAAGGCGTTAGTCGAGCATACAAAGTTCTAGCTGAAGCCGAATACAATGTAGCGGCGATAACAATAGCTTCTGAAGTTGCAGGACCACCTACAACACCAGCAGTTACGCCAGTACCTACAAATGCATTAGCTGCATGACCATGTGAATCTTGAATAAGATACAAAGGTGCATTAGCCGTCCAAGTAACCGCAGAACCGCCATCATCTAGAATAGCTTCAGTGGCAATAAGTTGAGTACCGCCTGAAGAAGTTCCTAATGAAAAGTCTACATCATCACCACTGGCCCCCGCTGTAACAATGTTACCTGCTGGGATAGCAATTAGATTACGAATAATCGTATCTGCTGGTTGTGTAAAATTCACATCAGTATTTGCTCCTGCTGTTACTGCAATAGTACCTGTCGTTACTGAAGTCCAAGAACTTACCACATTATCAGCAAGCGCACGGACATCTCCTGTTCTTGCTGAGTTTCTACCCGTATCTCTTATATCTATAACTGGGCTTGCCATATTTT